TTGCATTGATGGGATAGGCAAAGAACACGAGTTCTACAGAAGAAATACCTCATACAAAAAAATAATAGAGAATGCTAAATCATTTATCGAAGCAGGCGGAACAGCTCGTTGGCAGTTTATTGTTTTCAAACACAACGAACACCAGATAAGCGAAGCAAAAGAATTAAGTAGACAACTAGGATTTGAGATCATTGAATTTATATACTCTGACAGGTTTGACACCGATGATAAATGGAAGGTGTACGAAAACAACAAATACCTATACGATTTAGAGAAACCCGCAAAACAAATTACATTGAAGAGTCATTTAAACAGCAAACCAGGTGAGAAATATTGGAAAGAGCTAAATGAAAACAAAGGACCTATATCTTGTGTGTGGAGTGAACAACGGAAACTGTACATACACAGTGATGGTACCGTGTATCCTTGCTGTTTGTTAGGGTCGGTAAGGGCAGGAAAAAACATTGAGAAACTTATGTTAAAGAAATTGATCAAAGATTATAAGCAAATAGACCTATACAAAAAAGATTTGATAAGCATTATAACATCAGATGTTTTTAAAAAGGCTCTACCCGACAGCTTTAAAGAGAAACCATTCTCTCATCCTGTTTGTATCGAGTTTTGCAACAAGGCCACAGGCAAATACTACACATCGGACCTTCTGAAATCAGTAAATTAATTGGTAATTTAATATTTTTCTTTTTACATAGACAACAAAACAAATAAGTGCTATAATAACACTATGACACACATACTTGTAGATACTGCAAACACATTTTTTAGAGCCAGACACGTTGTAAGAGGCGATGCATCTGAGAAGATCGGAATGGCCATCCACATTATGTTTAACTCAGTTAAGAAGGCGTGGCAGGACTTTGATGGTTCACACGTTGTATTCTGTCTAGAGGGTAGGTCATGGCGTAAGGATCACTATGCACCCTACAAGAGGAACAGGAAAGAACTTGTCGAAGCAATGAGTGAGAAAGAGAAAGAAGAGAATGATGTGTTCTGGGAGTGCTACGACGATTTCACAGACTTCATTAGAACTAAAACTAACGTCACAGTATTACAGAATCCAAGGACAGAAGCAGACGATCTTATCGCACGTTGGATAGACAAACATCCTGATCAGAATCATGTGATCATAAGCACAGACAAAGATCTCAATCAACTGATTACTCCCAAGGTAAAACAGTACAACGGTGTTAACGAAGTTACAATGACACACGAGGGTTGGTTCGATAAGCAAGGAAATCCTGTTATAGATAAAAAATTAAAAGCACCTAAGCCAGCACCAGATGTTGAATGGATCATATTTGAGAAATCAATGAGGGGTGATCCCAGTGATAATATTTTCAGTGCATACCCTGGTGTGCGTACAAAGGGTACAAAGAACAAAATAGGATTAACAGAAGCATATGCAGATAGAAAAGAAAAAGGTTATACTTGGAACAATCTAATGTTAAGCAAATGGGTAGACCATGATGGCAAGGAACACAGAGTAATGGAAGATTATGAACGTAATAGACTGTTAGTAGATCTTCACGCACAGCCCGAAGCAGTGATAGAAGAAATGGATCAAACTATTGCACAGGCGATGTCCGAAAACAAAGCAGTAGACCAAGTTGGTGTCAGATTTATGAGGTTCTGTGCCAAGTATGATTTAAATAGGATTAGTGAGCAGGCACAACTATATGTTGAACCATTTAATGCGAGGTTAGTATAATGACAGTTAGAGCAAAAGTATTAGTAAAAGATAAGTTCTGGATAGTAGAACAGAATGGTACCAAGTTAGGTACACTACAAAAACAGGAAGATAACGGTTGGATTTTTTTAAGTAAGGCTGACCAAAGACAAGTGTTCCACACGCAGGACAGCCTGTTTAAAAAATTTGGCTTTGAGATATTTGAAAAGACAAATCAAGAAGAGGAAACTCCGATAGATGCACCTACTACATTTGATGTGCATGGATATCCTTGTTCCCAACATCCATACAACCCAATGTTTGATGTACAAAAACAACTACCCATCTATACAAAGACTCCAAAGTCAAAAAGTTTATTTTGTTCAGGGTACTACATCATTTGTTTTGAGAAAGGATGGAGAAAAGCATATTGTCCAAAAATGATAACTCTACAAAGGTATACATTTAAAGGACCAATGAAAAGTAAAATAGAAATGCAACAGGTATTAAACAATGCAGTCAAAGAATTCCAAGATACAAACACGTCCGATTGAAGACCTACTAGGTAGAATCAGGACACTACGCCAAAGAGGAGAGCGAGAAATAAGGATTCCAGCGGCAGAAGCCGACAGGTTAGCAGATTCCTTGATGCAAGTTATGACTAGAATGGTCACTATACAAGAAGAAATAATCGAAGCTCTAAATGTTGCCCGGGAGGCACAAACGATTAGCATCGAGATGGACGGTGGCAACTTCTCCAAAGACAAATAGGATCTACACATTACAATTTTTGGTAAATATAGTTTACAACTATGAGCAGACCAAAACCCACAGTGTTACTCCAACACAGTAATAAAACTACCTTCAAGATGGATGAAGTCCTTGCGGCAGAAGGCATATGGGCGGTTTTTTACGATGGCAAACCCATCAACCTGAAGAGCTCAAGTTTGGTGGCCAACTACCCTGGACCCAAGTACAAGAAAGTTTCATTTTCAAACCCAGGTCACGCAGAGAACCTGGCCAAGAAACTTAACACACAGCACAATACAGACAAGTTTGGTGTTTACATTTTAAAAACCGGCGACAAATTCTCAAGATAATTAATTGTATGGATCGAAAGACAGCATACACCCGTACCTTCCTAATGCTTAAGGATCAACCCCTACACGAAGAAAGTATCAAAACTGCTTATTTTACCTGGTGGCAGAATGTAAGGGAGAACTACGAGTCTAGATCACTTAGGCTTACCAAACTAGGATACGAATGGGTTGAATCTATAGATATCAAAACCTATCCTATCAAGTTTCCCAACAAAATCATATTCACACCCCAAACATACCTCTGGTTAGATGAATTCGTTGATTGTCCATACTTCGTAGATAAGTCAAAGATCATTGTGACCATGGAGAAGATGGCATTACAACTGATGCTTTTTGCTGGAGATGTCACAAAATACGGTCTAGCACGGGCAATGAGCAAGGCCGACGACCAAGAAAACCAGTAAAACTGCGATTTTTTAGCCATAATTACCAGGTTGACGCATAACATAATCCTGCTATAATGATACTATAAACATTTTAACAGGAGTGTACAAAATGGCGAGAACAAACAAAAACAAAGAGGCGGCAATAGGCAGTCAAAACAGAACTGTTGGGCCAAATGAGGCAAAATCAGCACTAACACATTGTATCAAATTACAGAGACCCATAATGATGTGGGGAGCACCGGGTATTGGTAAGTCAGACATCGTTAAACAGATTGCAGATGCACAGAAAAGAGAAGTTATTGATATTAGACTTCCTTTATGGGAACCTACAGACATCAAAGGTATTCCATATTACAATGCAAAAGAGAACAACATGGTATGGGCGAGTCCGGCGGAACTGCCAACTGATCCCAAGTCCAATGCAATCGTTTTCTTAGACGAGTTAAACTCGGCGGCACCGGCTGTACAGGCGGCGGCTTATCAACTTATATTAAACAGAAGAGTAGGACAGTATCATTTACCAGAAGGCGTTTCAATTGTAGCGGCTGGTAATAGAGACAGTGACAAGGGTGTCACTTACAGAATGCCGGCACCATTGGCAAACAGATTTGTCCACGTAGAATTGAGAGTGGACTTCGAAGACTGGATGGAATGGGCAACTACTAACCACATACATCCTGATGTTGTAGGTTATTGCACATTTGCAAAACAAGATTTATACGATTTTGATCCTAGAGGTAGTTCTAGATCATTCGCAACTCCAAGATCGTGGAGTTTCGTTTCCCAACTTCTATCAGATGACCTGCCAGAAAGTACGCTCACTGACCTCGTAGCAGGTTGTGTAGGAGAAGGCCTGGCTGTTAAGTTTATGAATCATCGTAAAATTAGCGGCCAGTTAC